GTTGCATTGTATTCTGTTGCATATGGTAAATCAAATACACCTGTATCTGCATAACTAGTTCTAGCTAGAGATGATGTTGTCCAACAGTTTTCTCCGTAATTATAACTGACACATCTATCAATTTGATCAGAACCATTTTTTGCATAAAACCAATTAACTTCATTATATAAAGTATTATGTTCTGCATAAACAATCTGGCCTGCATTATAATTAATTCCTAAATTGTCTCCTGTAGTTGTAAATACAAAGTCTTCAACTAAACATGGTATCGCTTTTACTGTACCATCATACATAAAAAATCCACCTTCACCTGACATCCAAAAGACAACACCATTAGAATAAGTAAGTGCATGTTGACCAATCAATCCGCAGTTGGTACCAACTTGTTTAACTGAAAATGTAAATGGTGGACCAACAAATTGAATTACGTAAGCAGAACTATCTGTTAGTACTAAAGTGTAATCTTTACCAGATACAGCTCCTACAATTTCATTACCTTTATCAACTCTAAATGTTCCTGCAGTATTTGTTGCAGTTGGAGCATAAGTATTAAAGTCTTCTTGATTTGAAAATCTTATAAACATTGGATCTTGTGTTGATGGATCACCAATTGTAGTTTCTGTTCCAAAATGAAATACATGTCTATCTCTATCGGATACTTGTGTTAGTCTAGATGCGGTTGGTGCACCTGTCATAACGGTTGCTCTAATTCCTCTTGCACCTGATGCTCCTGCATCCCAAGTAAATGTTTTACCATTGTGAATTGTTGCAACTAATATTTGACCAAAGTTATCTAAACTCCAGAAGCCTGGATCCAGGACCACGTTACTTGTTGAACGCTCCGTGCCCCATGTTGATGTGCTCCAAGTATCAGTGCCCCATCCATAACCTGCTGTTTGAAATGTTGGACCAACAACTAGATAAGGATCAATTTCTGCTGATCCAGTTCCAGAAGTTGTACCTGCTGAATTAGATGGCATAGTAATTTCAAAAGTATTTGCGGTTGAATTTAGTACTTCAAAAATATTGTCTGTAAAATCTCCTGATGCATATCCCGATCCAGTTGGAACGGTAACACTGGAAAAAGTTACATATCGTCCATCGGATAAACCATGTGAAGTTTTATTAACTGTAACGGTTGGTGAACCGGTTGTTGCATCAAAGTCAGCTCCAGTAATTGCTGTATCTAAAGGTGTGATGTCATAAAAGTCTTCACCATAATATAAAAACAAACCTTGTGATGTACCGATTGCGGTATATTTTTCACCATTTAACGATGTCCATGCATGCTGCGCTCTTGCTACACCTGGTAAAGTTTTATATTGTACAGTTAATTGATTCCAACCCCCTATTTTTTCAGGTAGTCCATATCGAAATCGAACAAAATCGCCATCGACCCATTGAGACTCGGCTCCAGAATCCGTGACCATCTTGTTAAAACCGGGCTTGAAATTTAATTTTTGTAGCATATAGTATACTATATAATAGTAAAATAAATTAATAAAGATATAATTATATGATAGACTTTATAGAAAAAAACCCCATATTTTCGCATTCCCATTCTTTAGCTATAACTTATCCCAGAACAGTATTAATTACTCATGGTAATTATCCTTATGTAGAAAGCATTCATAATTTATTAATTGAAGTTAAAAATAATATAAGTGAAAAAGATTCCTATGCTAGTAATGTAAAAGGAGGTAAAACTTCTTGGAATCATTTTCTTAATAATGAAGATATTACTGACTTTATAAATTATTGTATAAATAAACATGTTTTAAGTAATCCTCCTTTATTTAGATTTTTTTATGAAAGAAAAACCATTATAAATGCCTGGGGAAATGAACTTAAAAAAGGAGATTATGTAGTTCAACATCTTCACCATGATTGGCATTGTATTCTTTATTTAACAGAAGGAGAACCCTTACTGTTACCAGAACTTAATATTAAAATAATACCTAAACCTGGTGATTATTATTTTTTTCCTCCTTTCATAGAACATGGAGTTGAAGAATGTAAAAGTGATAAAAATAGATATAATGTAGTTTTAAATATAAGTGAAAAACAAAATTGGGAAAAAGAAAAATATCTTTACCAGAAAAATAATAAAAAATGATAATTGCAGGTATTTCAAAAAATAATCATGATGATTCTGTTTGTGCTTATTTAGATGGCGAAATTAAATATGCTAAATATGAAAGAGAGTCAAATGTAAAATCTGACATTGCTCCTGATTGGTGGTTTTATGAAAAAATAAAAAGTTGGGGTGTAAAACTAGAAGAAGTATCTTTATTTGTAGAAACTGATAGAGGTAATTTTTATGATAATGTTGATAGACTTCCTTTAAATGCATGTACTTTTTTAGAAAATTCTTATTTAAAAACAATAATATTAGATCATCATTTTGCACATCTTTTTTCTAATCCCAGATATGTACCAGGTGAAACACCTGGTATAGTAGTTGATGGTATGGGTTCAGGAGGAAACAGAAGTTTAATTGATGATTGTTTTTATCCTTTAAGATCAAATGCTATCACTCCTGGAAATATTTATACACAAATTGCTGATACAATGAAAATATCAGATACATCAGGTAATGATTTTCAGGATATGGCCGGTAAAGTAATGGGTTTAGTAAATTATGGAAAAATAAATAAACAAAATTTAGATAGACTTACGCAAATACATATTAGAGAAGTTCATGACCAAATTATTCCACAAAATTATTTTGGAAAAAATGATCAAAAATGGCAAGATTTTATAAAAAATGTAGATGAAGTTTGTTATAGGGTTCTTAAACACAATTTTGATCATTTAAAAATACCTGAAAATAAAGGAAAAGATATTATCTATTCAGGAGGAGTGGCTTTAAATGTAGAATGGAACAGAAGATTAAAAGAAGAAGAAGGATATTCTTTGGATATAGATCCAGCTGTAAATGATAGTGGTTTATCTGTGGGTTTAGTTAATTATGGTTTATATAGAAATAATATTAAAGTTCCTAAAATAAAAAATTTTCCTTACATAGAAGATGATGAAGCTCCTCTAAAAAATCCATCTACTGAAACTATAAATAAAGTTGCTGATTTACTATCGCAAAATAAAATTGTAGGTTGGTATCAAGGTCATGGAGAATATGGACCAAGAGCATTGGGAAATCGTTCTATTTTAATGAATCCTTCTATACAAAATGGAAAAAACATTTTAAATGAAAAAGTTAAACATAGAGAATGGTGGAGACCATATGGTGCTGTAATTAAAGAAGAAAATGCATTAGATTATTTTGATATAGGTTATTCTCCTTATATGTTATTTACAAGTAAAGTACTTAAAAATACAATTCCTGCTGTAACTCATGTAGATAATACATGTAGACATCAAACGGTTAATTCATCTCAAAATTTATATCTTTATAAGTTATTGGATGCTTTTGAAAAAAAGACAGGTCTACCAATACTATTAAATACATCTTTAAATGAAGGTGGAAAACCCATATGTTCAAAAATAGAACAAGCAAAAAAAGTATTAAAAAATACGGAGTTAGATTATTTATGTGTAGGAGATGAAATTATTCATGATTAAAGACAAGTTAGTTAATATTGATAATTTTATTGGAATATATGATAATTATATTACCAAAGAAGAATGTGATAAAGCAATTAAAATTTTTGAAGATCAAGATAAATTTAATCAAACTCTAAACAGGTTGGCTTTTGAAAAAGCAGCTATTACTCAAAAACAAGATCAACAATTTTTTGCAATTGGAAATAATATAACTGTTTGGCACAATGATTTAAAAGTAATGTTGATGAATTTTGATTTAGCATGGAATCATTATTTAAAAAACACAGGTGCAGATACTGCTTATGACATGGGACCTTTTGCATTTACTGATATAAAAATACAAAAAACTTTACCCACAGAAGGTTATCACGTTTGGCATATAGAACATAGTGCTGATAGATCATCATCAAGAAGAGCTTTTGTTTTTTCTATATATCTTAATGATGTAGAAGAAGGTGGAGAAACTGAATTTTTACATTTTTCAAAAAGAGTAAAACCTAAGACAGGTCGAATTGTTATTTGGCCAGCTGCCTTTCCTTATTTACATAGAGGTAATCCACCTTTATCAGGTAAAAAATATATTATTACTTCTTGGATGATATTAGTGTAAAAAATTTTATATTACTTAAGTTTTTATAATATAAATTAATGTTAGATAAGGTTGAACAACAGAAGTTGCATCACCTGTAAAATTAGCACTTAAATTATGAGAATGTCCCTGACTTTGTCCTGTTGAACCAGTAGCATCAGTGTTTCTTAGTCTAATTACTTCACTAGCCATAATAGTATTACCATTTCCTGCTCCTGAACTGTGTGAGTGAGAGGCTAATTGTGCTGTTGATAAAGTTGCATTCGCTGTTGAACCTGCTACGTTTCCAGTTTTAGTAACTGTGTTTGCACCACCAGTTGAGGCTAAATTTTTAGTTCCAGATTTTCCAACAGGAACATTGTCTTGAAAATCAGGCACATTAAAAGTTGTCGAGCCATCACCTGATCCATAAGTTACACCTATAATTGCAAATAATGTTGCATATGTTGATCTTGAAACTGCAGAACCATTACATTCTAAAAAACCAGATGGTGCAGAAGAATCTGACCACGGCACAATTGTACCCGTAGGAATTAATTCAAGACCTGTAATATTAGATCCATCATAATCATATTTAGTTGCTTCATAGTTAGACATAATTTTATTTTAAACCTTTATCCTAAAAAGCATACTTTTATAAAAATATTAAGTTGCTGAATAAGAAGTAGGTCTAGCTCCTAATCTTGTAATTTTTTCTTCTTCGGTTTCAGTGATAACACCATTTTCATTTGTAATATTATCATTATCCCAATTTGATTGTAGCTTAGCTAAATGTGCAGCTTCCCATCTTGAAATAAATTGTTGTCTAAAATCACCTAAACCTGCAGCAGTCCAAGTTTTATGAGGAGTTTCATCTCTATGTTCTATTGTATCATTATAGTCATGATCATCATCTTTATATTGAATTGCCCAAATATTAGACCATTTTGGATCATTCCAAAAAGTATCATCATTTATAATATAAGGACCTACGTCGTTTCCTGTTTGTTTAATGATTACTTTATCATCAAATACCACTGTCCATTTTGCATTAGTTGCCATATTTATTTTCTCCTAAGTTTTTATTATATATATTATTGTTAAATAAGGTTGAACAACAGAAGTTGCATCACCCACAAAGTTTGCACTCATATTGTGTGCATGTCCCTGACTTTGTCCTGCTGCACCAGTAGCATCAGTGTTTCTGGCTCTAATAACCTCAGTAGCCATACCTGTATTACCATTTCCTCCACCACTACTGTGTGAGTGAGAAGCAAGTTGAGCGGTTGTTAAAGTTGCATTCGCTGTTGAGCCTGCTACGCTTCCAGTTGCAGTTACAGTGTTTGCTCCACCAGTTGAAGCCAGGTTTTTGGTTCCCGATTTTCCAACTGCTACGTTATCTTGTAAGTCTGGTACATTGAAAGTTGTTGAACCATCACCTGATCCATAAGTTACACCTATGATTGCAAATAACGCTGCATATGTTGATCTTGAAACTGCAGAACCATTACATTCTAAAAAACCAGATGGTACAGAAGAATCTGACCACGGTACAATCGTTGCTGTTGGAATACCTTCAATACCTGAGAGACTAGCTCCATCAAAATCATACCTAGTAGCTTCATAATTAGCCATGGTTTATTTCTCCTTATATGTCCAACCAGTAGTAGCGTCTCCAGAATATACTAAACTAAAACCAGCACCTTGAGTATTAACAACTAGGTCGGCTGCACTGTTTGCTATGTTGGATCCATTTCTTCCAATAGTCAATGCGTTGACATTAAAATCATATCCTTGGTCAATAACAGATACTTCTTGCCCTGCACTTGGTGATGCAGGTAAAGTTAAAGTAAATGCTCCACCATTTGTATTTGCTAAAATTTGTGCACCAGGTTGAACTGTTTCAGCAGCAGTAACTGCTCTCCATACTCTTTCTTCAGAAGCTTTTTCAATATTAGTACCATCTGAATATAAAACATATTTATGACCTTCACATAATGCAACACCTGTACCTGAACTAGTTTTGAAAGTTAAAGTGAAACCTGCATGGTCACAACCATCATGAATGATGTAAGTTTTTTCAACTGAATCAGGAATAGTAACATTCAAATTACCTTCAAGAGTTCCTGTTAATTTAATAACTTCATTTTTACCATTTGATAAAGCACCATTTGTAAAAGTTAAAGCTCTACTAGCATTAGTTACGTTGAACGCATCATAACCACCAATAGCTTGTTCAAGAATTAATAAATTTGTATTTGTAATCTGTCCCCAAGTTCCTGAGTTTTCACCAGTTGCTTGTACAGTTAATTTTAAATTAGCTGATGTTGAGTTTGCCATATTTTAAATTCTCCAATTAATCTATTTTTATAAATTTTGACGAATAATGTCAATCTATAATTTTTAAGCAGCGGTGTCAACTTCTGTCCAAGTAGGCGCTGTACCTGTATTTACTTGGTTCCATATTAGAGTTCTATTCGTTCCTTCAGCCATTGTCAAGCCAAAACCTGTTAGAGATACATTAGCAAAACCTTTAGCTGTAATAGTGCCTATATTAGCAGACATTGATATTCCAGTCAAATCTACAAGAGTTACGGCATCTAAAGTACCTACTCCAAGACCGGCTGCAAAACCTTCTCCAACAACGGTTACATTCGCCTCTCCAATAACTACTGTTCCAACAGCAAGAGAAGCATCAAATCCAATACCTGTGACTTCTGCATCTGGAGCCGGATCCACGATTCCTTCTGCAGCTGTCATTGCTTCACCGGTTACATCTGTATTTGCTGTTCCTGTAATGCTGTAAGCATTTTGTGTTTCATTAAATATTTGTGTTGAACCATTTGCACCATCAAAATGAAGTAAAGAAATGGTATTTCCATCTACCGTAAATGGTGAAGTAGGAGGTGTAAAGAGACCTGTATATCTTGCAATATCAGAAGATCTAAACTCATCTATATAACCATTAAAGAATTGAGTTTCAGCTTCGTTTGCTCCTATCTTATAAGATTGGCCTGGATAACTATCTCCACCTGTAGAGTACTGAAGTTTAGGAGTTCCATTAATGTATAAAGTTAAAAGAGTTGAATTTTGTACTAATGCAAAGTGATTCCATTGATTATTATTTAAACTAGGCGTACCTGTTTGTTGAAGAATTGTACCATCTTGAATTAATCTTAGCTGTCCAGCTGATGTAATTGAAAATGCAAAACCTTGATTTGAAGATTGATTGTCCCATAGATATGCATCTTGTGCAAAGTTAGAAGCATATGCAAAAAACTCAATTGTAAAATTATTTTGAACAACGTCTGTAGCTGTCGATTGTACAAAATCTCCTGTTCCATCTAACAATAAAGATGAAGGTCCAAATTTAGCTTGAGCTGTAGATAATTGAGCATCAGCTTCAGCTGTAAATGAAGGAATGCCTTCAGGATTTGTTGCAGCTGACATTTCAATGCCAGTTACAGGAACAATGTCCCATTCACCGGTAGCACCCCATTCAAATTGACCCCAGAAGTATCGTCCCCAACCTTCTAAGTTATATGCTTCGACACTACCCACAGAACCGGTTGCACCGATTCCTTCTAGCATTGCATCAGGACCAGCGTCTGCTATTCCTAAATTAGATGTAATAGGAATACCTATTAATTCTATTTCAAAAGAAATTTCTATAGACTCATCACCTTGTGATGCAGTCATTGGTAATGAAGTTGGAACTACATCAGCGTTTGCTTGTGTAGTAACTGAACCTAAATTTGAAGATAAAGAGAAACCGGTAACTGCTACATCACCTGCAATTCCCCAAGCATTTTCTCCCCAAAGTAATCTTCCCCAACCAACATTAACTTCATTGACTGTAGTTTCATCACCTAAGGTACTGGTCATTCCAAAACCAGTTACAATTCCATCTGCGTTTAGTTCATTAGTATTCCAGTCAACTAAACCCCATGCATTATTACTCCAACCAAAGTCTACGGTTGCAGTTGTGACAACTGTACCTAAATTAAAAGATGCACCTATCCCGTTTGGTGGAAACGTACTATTTGTTTGATCACCAAAGTTACCTGTGCTCCATGTAAGCGTACCCCAAGTTGCCATAGGATTTTATCTCCTATGCTATTAACCAGAGATTCTTAGTATCGCTGCTGAAGTTGTTGCTGCTGGAAACTGAATTGTGAAAGTTCCTGAAGTCGCTGTTTTATCACTTCCAAAATCTAAAGCTGCAACAGCTGCATTCGCTACAGTTGCTGAAGTGTTATAGATTAAAGCTCCTCTAGCAGTCAAAGTCACACCAGTGAATGATCTGTCAGCAAAGTCAACGTATGCAACACCTGCACCTGTTCCAGATCCAATTGCTGTACCATTATTAACTAATGCTCCACCGCCTGCAGTGTATTGACCTGATGCACCAACTTCATTACCAGTTGTGTAAGAAGTAGTTGCTGAGTTTAGAGTAGCTGAAGAAGTATAAAGAGCGATTTTAAACTTGTCACCAGTCGTTTGCGTGAAGTCATGATCAGCTTCCAATAATTCTT